TGGAGTTCATGGGGAAGGAATGGGATAAGTGTGTTCCCGACCGTGGCCGACATTCTGGGACTGAGCGCAAGATGTTTGGTGACTTTGCCGCCAAGAATATGCACAACCTCCCCAATCTCCATCAGGTCAAGAACCTCAAATGCGTCAAGTGTGGCGTCTATAAGTTCGACCATCCCAGAAAGAATGAACGGCAAGCGACCTGTCGGCATGAATGGGGCAGTCGTCACATGGGGAACGAACAACAGCAATGGCATTACGCCTGGGCCGTCGAAGCCCTGCGCGTCGCCAAGCCGGGGTGTCATCTACTCGCGTTTGGTGGGACGCGGACGTTTCATCGGCTTGCCTGCGCGATAGAGGACGCGGGTTGGGAGATACGGGATACGCTGATGTGGGTGTACGGGAGCGGGTTCCCGAAATCGCATGATGTTAGCAAGGCGATAGACAAGGCGGCGGGAGCGGAACACTTGCGCGAGTTCAAATGCAAGAACCCGGCAGACAGGCCATATACGCACACCGTTGGTGAAACATCTACTGGTTGGCAAAGCCCCGTTCGGCCCAACAAGACCCATCCCGCAACTGACGCCGCCCGCCAGTGGGAAGGTTGGGGGACGGCCCTCAAACCAGCATGGGAGCCTATCGTCCTAGCCCGCAAGCCGCTGGACGGCACGGTAGCCGCCAATGTGCAGAAGTGGGGGACGGGGGCTATCAACATAGACGCCTCGCGCATCGCTGGCACGGTCCAGGCTGGTTCCGGGTCAACGGGGTTTGGCATACGCGATGACGGTTACGAACTCGGGACTGGCCGTCAGTATCAGGCTGCTGGCCGCTGGCCCGCGAACCTCATCCACGACGGTAGCGAGGAAGTGCTGGAACTGTTCCCGGAGACGGCCAATGGCGGGAACAGGCACGGCGGCAGTAGCGCAAGGGATGAGCGTATATTTAAGTTGCACGGTGGCCCCTGCCTTCACGACTCCGGTTCCGCCGCCCGCTTCTTCTACTGCGCTAAGGCAAGCCGGGCAGAGCGCGAGGCCGGGTGCGAGGGGATGGAGGAACACGACAGCAACTATCGTGAAGAATATAGGCCAATGGCCATAGATTCTGGCGACAAGGGCCAGGATACGCCCTACGCCGGGGTCAACAGGAGTGGCGGGGTTAGAAACCACCACCCAACCGTCAAGCCCCTTGCCCTCATGCGCTATCTCGTTAGGCTCGTAACGCCCCCCAACGGGACCATCCTCGACCCGTTCATGGGAAGCGGCACGACTGGCATGGCGGCAAAGATTGAGGGGTTCAGGTTCATCGGGATAGAGAAAGAGCAAGAATACGTGGATATAGCAGAACGGCGAATTGAGGCAACGGCATGAGTCAAGGCAAAACCTATTTCCTCAGCTTTATCGAAGAGGGCATCATGGACCGCTCGTGGGCGGGCTACGTTGGGGGGCGCGTGGAAGTGTACGAGGTCGGCTCAGACAAATACGCCATCGAGGAGATTCGCTTCTTCACAAATAATCAAAAGGAATACCATAAGCTCAGAGATCGATGGGATTTCGAGGACGTTACGGCGAAGGGGCTGGAGCGGCTACGGAAGAAGATCGCGGCTATTAACGCGAAGCCCGATTCGCTTTAATAACGAAACGACTAATTAAAGTAATCATCATTAACACTTATCGCTAAGTGTAGGTGTTTTTGTCCATTTTAAGGTTAACGGCGGTTAACCTTATTTTTAATCACGACGGGCGGCCAGGCAAAAGGTTTCGTCCTGCGTTAATGCCGCCCACAAATAAACCGGAGAACATGCCCGACAAAATTGCCTTCCCCGCCCAGATAAAACTCATCAGCGTCAAATCGCTCATCTCCAACGATACCGAAGGCGAACTCAAGCTCCGATTTCTACCGACCGAAGAAGTATTAGAAATCCTTCATCGGCTCCATCGCGGTGATGCCAACGTCATGGTCGTCGTTATGCCGAATACCGAAATAAACAACAGAGAAAAAACAGATGGCCAAGAAGCCGTTCCAGCCCGGAATAAGCGCAAACCCAAGGGGTAGACGCAAGGGGTCTGTCAATAAATTCACGACCCTGAAGGCCGCCTTCCTCAATGTCTTTGAGCGCGCGGGCGGGGAGGATGGGCTTCTCGAGTGGGTTAATGCCTCGAATCACAACAAGGCCGCCTTCTATCAATGGATCACCAAGATGCTTCCGGTGGACGTCAAGCAATCCGGCGAGGTCTCGCACGTCCTGTCCTTCGACTTCGGCGAGAACGGCAACGGGAAAGAGAATGAATGAAGGTCTTTGGCTATACACCGCGAGAAAGTCAGCGTTTGATCTTCGCGTCCCCCGCCAGGTTCCTGATCCTGGACGCGGGCAGGCGTTGGGGAAAATCACTGACGGGCCTGAACTGGCTCCTCGAAGGTGCCTGTCAAGTTCCGGGAGAGTACTGGTATGTCTCCCCGATCTACTCTCAAAGCAAGATGGCCTTTCGCACGTTCTTGACGGCGGCAAGGAAGGGCAAGGCCGAGGCCGTGTTCAAGAGCGTGTCTCTCACGGAGATGCGGATCGAGTTCGTAAACAGGGCGGCCATGACATTCAAGTCTGCCGACAACCCCGACAATCTGCGCGGCGAAGGACTTCACCGCGTGGTTGTGGACGAGGCGGCTAGGGTTCAACGCGAAGCGTGGGAAGCCGTCCTGCGTCCTGCCGTGAGCGATACGCGGGGGCGCGTCCTATTCATATCAACGCCCAAAGGAAAGAATTGGTTTTATGAGCTGTGGACTCGCGGACAGGATGTGCTCCAGCCTGAGTTCAAGAGCTGGAAGTTCCCAACAAGTGATAACCCGAAGGTCTTGGCCTCGGATATCGAGCAGGCGCGGCAATCGCTCCCTGTCGACGTATTCAGCCAGGAGTACCTGGCCGAGTTCCTTGAGAACAGCGCGGGCGTGTTCAGGAACATCGGCGCCTGCATCGGGTCCCGTCGCGAGGAGCCGCTTCCCGGCAAGGAATACTACGGCGGCCTGGACCTGGCACGGCTGACTGACTTCACGGTACTGACGATCCTGGATGGCGCGGGCCGACAGGTTTATTGGGATCGCTTCAACCTGTTGGACTGGACCGTGCAGAAGGATCGCATCATTCCGGTCATCCGAAAATACAGGGCGAAGCTCAACGTGGACTCAAGCGGCGTCGGCGATCCCATCTACGAGGACCTACGTCGTGCCGGGCTGAACGTTGTCGGCTACAAGTTCACGGCTGAGAGCAAGAAGAAGCTCATCGAGACGCTCATGATCGGATTCGATCAGAAGAAGCTCAGCATCCTGGATGAGCGTGTGCAGACGAATGAGCTTGAGATATTCGAGTATCAGATAGGGTCAAGCGGCATGGTGCACTACTCGGCGCCCGAGGGGTATCACGATGACGCGGTAATCGCGTTGGCGCTTAGCTACTGGCTAATCGGAGGGCCGATCATTATTCCCGGCATGGCAAGGATTTCATGGTGAGGAAACGATGAACATATTTACAAGACTGTTTTCCCGTAAGCCGGAAGTCAAGGCCAATCCTGCATATAGGGCGATTCTTTCTTCATACGGCACGGGCACGCCTATCTGGACGCCGCGCGATTATGGCAACCTGACACGGGCCGGATATCAATCATGCGCCACCGTCTTTGCCTGCGTATCCAAGATCGCTAAGGGCGCATCGCGCATCGGATGGATACTTGGCAAGCGGCAATCGGGCGGCGAGATAGACGAGATTGAGGAGCATCCGCTACTTACGCTCCTGGCCAAGCCCAACGAGACCGAGAGTGGCTCACGACTTACCGAAAAGCTACTTTCCTTCCTCTTGCTGGCAGGCAATAGCTATATCCTCAAAGTGCAGGGTGTTCAGTCTATGCCCCCGCAGTTCTTATATGCCCTACGTCCCGACAGGATGAAGGTCGTGGCGGGGACGTGGAAAGAACCCGTCGCCCGATACGAATACTCGCCGGGAGCTACGGTTGAGAAGTTCGAGACCAAGGATGTTCTGCATATCAGGGAGTTCCATCCGACAAACGACTTCTACGGGCTATCGCGCCTAGAGGTTGCGGCACGCGCTATCGATATATCCAACAAAAGCATGGAGTGGAACAAGAAGCTCCTCGATAATGACATGAGGCCGTCGGGCATCATCGCGCTTGATCCGCCGCTCATGGAAGAGCAGTTCAATCTCTTCGTTACGAAATTCAACGAGCAATATATGGGCTACGGGAAAGCCGGATCGGTCCCGATCTTCAATGGCGGAGTCGCATGGCAGGCAACGGGGTTGAACCCGAAGGACATCGACTGGACGGTTGGGCAACGGGAGATCATGCGCCAGATATGCACGATCTTCGATGTCTGCTCTCAACTCTTGGGCGATACCGAGAATACAACCTATAGCAATATGCAAGAGGCGCGGAAGGCGCTCTACATGGAGGCGATCCTTCCGCTCATGGATTTATACCGCGATGAGCTGAATTCTTGGCTCGTGCCGCTCTATGGCGACGGACTTTACCTGGATTATGACAGGGACAAGATCGAAGCGCTTCAGGAAGATCAGGCTCAGCAGTATGCCTATATCGCGGCGGCCGACTGGCTGACGGTAAACGAGAAGCGGGACGCGACGGGGTATGACGAGGTTGGGCCGGAGGGCGACGTGATTCTGGTTGGGATCGGCAAGATTCCGTTGGAGCAGGCGGTTGCTGAGCCGGAACCCGTGCCGGACGCGCTTGTGGGCGGAAACGACGCAGGGGCCGATGAGAAGCCCCAGGATGAAGGAACGCCTGAGGGCGAGGGGTCAGACGAGGGTGCCGATGAAAATGCAGCCAAGAGCCTCTCAGCCCCAAATACGGGCATTTTAGAGCAGAAGCCCTATCCTAACGAACACGCCTGCCGGATTCAGGATCCCGGCAAATTCGACAGAGAACGCCGGGGAATCCGCAAGCATGAAGGCAAGGAATATTCGGTTATCTATGGCCATGTTAAGGGCGGGGATTCATGGGAAGAGCAAGCATACCGCTATGCGAAAGACGCATGGAGCGCCGATGAAGCCCGCGCCCATTGTAAGGATCATAGCGGGAACTTCGAGGCGGCAAGCGGCAAGTGTGACGAATGTCGGCATGAATTCAAGGCGACAGGTTATTGGGCCAAGCCTGAACTCAAGGAACGCCTCTGGCTGACGCTCGAAGCCCGGGTCAAGACACGCGAGAAATCGTTCGAGCAACTTGCCAAAGGTTATCTTCGCGCCCAAGCCGACGCGCTCCGGCAGAAGGCATCCAAGCTCATCTCAACAAGCGGGGTTATCGCCGCCGACATCTTCAGCATCAACGAAGAGGCGAAGCGATACGCCCGGACGTTCACACCCTGGTATGTCGATCACTTCATCCGCGCAGGAAACGCCGGTATGAGGGCATCGAAGGGCGAACTGTTTGACGACGGCGAGTTCAAATCGCTGGCATGGAAGGGCGACCCGAAGAAGCCGACGTCGTGGATGTTCACGATGACGCCCGCTCAGGATGCGAAGCTCAAGGACATGATCTTCAAGTCGGGGACGAAGGTGAGCGAGACAACGCTTGAGATTGTCGAACGCATGATCCATGAGGCCAATGATTCAAACTGGACGGTTGCGCAGTTCGCGCAGAACTTGAGCGATAAGGCGACCGACCTCGGGCCGTGGAGGGCGCGGCTGTGGGCGCGGACGGAGAGCGCGAAGGTCGATAACTACGGCGCCGTTGAGGGGTTCAAAGAGACCGAGTTTGTGGAGCTCAAGGGCTGGATGTGCTCATTCGTGCCGGACAGCCGGGAAACGCACATAGCAGCCGATGGCCAAGAAGTCGCACTCGATGAGGACTTTACGGTTGGCGGGGAGGCTATGGCATATCCGGGTGACCCGAAGGCAAGCGCGGGCGAGGTCTGCAATTGCCTGTGCGGAACCTATCCGGTCGTGGGGTAACAAGGAGGACAATCATGTCAACTAGAATACCTGAAACAAAGGATTTGGATTTCAAGTTTTCCTTAGACGAGGACGACAGCAAAGGCCTATTCACCGGATACGCTAGCATCTGGGGTGTCATTGATTCCTACTCTGATGTTGTCGAGAAGGGAGCCTTTCGTAAGTCTATCCGAGAGCGCAATCCGATCCCCATGTTATGGAGCCACTCGGTAGATCAGCCGATCGGCATCATCTCAGCGAAAGAAGATCAGAACGGACTCCGCGTGGAGGGACATCTCAACCTAGACGTACAGAAAGCGCAGGAAGTGCGGTCATTGATGAAGCAGGGAGCTGTGCGCGGACTATCCATTGGTTATGAAACATTGAAATCTGAACCAGGCGAGATCGACAAGATGCCGGTGCGTAAGTTGCAGGAAGTTCGCTTATGGGAAATCTCGCCGGTCGTTTTCCCTGCGTGCAGAGAGGCACTTGTTGCCGACGTGAAAAGTGAAACATCTAATGGGGAGCCGGACGCAACGCCCACTCCCAAACCAGAAGTCAAGCCGGATACGATCCACTTGATCGATGGTTATATAGAATTTCTTAAAAACCTTTAACGGAGGTTAATGATGGACAACGAAATTGTCAA